GTCGGCGATCACCTTGAACATCTGATCCGGGGTCAGCCCCTGGAGTTCGTTGACCGTGAGCCCCAGCGTGGAGAGCGCGTCCACCGCCGTCTGCGTGCCGTTGGCCGCTTCGACCACAGTGCGCTGCATGCGCCTGACCCCGTTCTCGAACGACTCGAGGTTGGCCCCGCTCATCTCGGCGGCGAAGGTCAGCTCCGACAGGGTTTCGACCGCGATGCCAGTGCGGTCACTAGTCTTGGCCATGGCATCGCCCATGCCGATGAACACCTTGGACGTGGCCAGCAAGGGCGCAGCCACGGCGGCACTGGCGGCGGTGAGCTTGCGGCCGATACCGACCACGCCCTCGCCGAAACCCTTCAGCTTGGCCTGAGCAGACTTCAGCCCGCGCACAAGCCGGTTGTCCGAGACCAACAGCTCGACGTAGGCGGACCCTGCCTTGATGCCGCGTGCGGAGACCATGGCTCAACCTCCCTGCCCCCGGTTCCGGAGATAGCGACGGAACCGGGCCAGCGGCACCCGCGTCTCGTGGCGCAGTTGCCCACGCGGGTCGAACCGCTCGAACACGGCGTACTCAAAACCCTCGGCCGCCAGGCACAGCGCCATGGCCCACCAATCCGCTGGCTCGATGCCCGCCCGGTTCGACGTGCTGTGCGGCAGGTGGTAGCCGGCAACCTCGGCCGCGTTGCCCTCGCGGCGGAACACGGTGCAGGACCGATCGAACGGCAGATGCAGCGTGTGGTCGTAGTCGCCCGCCCCGATGCGCAGGCAGCCGCAGTCGCGACTGGCGTTCCACTGAATGGTGGCCCGGCGGTTCAGGGGCATGGAACGTACCCAGTAGTCGACCCGTGAGGCGATTGAAAACTTCCGGGGGAGGCAAAGCGCCGGCCGAGGTTTCCCTTGGCCGGAGCGTGAGGGTTTAGAACAGTCGGATCAGTTCCTGAGCCAGCCACCAGCAGAACCAGGTTCCGAGGATGGCCAGCAGCACGAACGCGATCCGCACCGGCAACTCAGCGGCGAAAGAATTCGGCCACCTTCTGCGCGTGCGGGGCGACGGTCGCCTTGTCACCGATGGCGTTGGCCACCGCGGCGTGGCGGGCGATGCGCTGCCAGGCCGCGAAGAGCTGCACCTGCAGATCGGCGTAGCCGATCCAGTCGTGCACATCGATGGCCTGGTCGTGCTCGCCCACACTGACGGTGGCGATCAGGCTCCCGGGGGCGGGGCGGTCGGCCACGATGGGCTTGGTCGCCTCGATGGCCTTGGTCAGCTCGGCCAGGATGAGGGCTTCACCCTCGGCGCTGCCGGCGTCGGTCAGGTCGGTGTGCTGGGCGTCGCCGCAGTACAGGCCGACCACGACCATGTGCTTGCCCCCGGAAGCCACGCCCCCGGAATTGGGAGCTTCGGCGACAGGAGCTTCGAGAACGGTGTCGGTCATGATGAAATCCTCCAGAAAAGGAAGGTGATGGGGCAGGGAACACAGCGTCACCGGCGGCTCAAGACTGGATGACAGGCGGCGCTCGCGAGTCCGCGCCACTCGGCTTGTTGGCACGCAGCTTCACGATGTTGTCGATGCCGCTGGTGAGGTACAGGAGCGCCACGCCGCCGATCAGGGCCAGGAACAGCCAGCTGTACTGCTCGAACAGCGTGGGCAGCCACAGCAGCACCAGGCCCACACCCATGGCGGCGAGGCTCGCGCCGATCGGAATCACCGGCACCCACGATCGCACCACCAAGAGGCCGGCCCCGAGCACGCACAGCGCCACGCCCGACCAGGTGATGATGCCGGACCGCTTCACCGCGGCGTGATCGATCGGCTGACGAGCGCCGGTGGAAGCGTGGATGATCGGCACCATGGGCTCGGCCCGATCCTGTTGCAGCAGCGTCGCGGGCTCGACGGCCTTGCCGGGCTGCTCGACGATCACGCGGCGGATCAGGCTGCGGCCGGGACCGGGGGCGTGGGTTTCGGTGACGATGCGGCCGGCTTGCACACAGCCCGAGCAACTCACCAGCGCCACCACCACCGCCGCGATGATGAACCACGTGCTCAGCTTCATGATTTGCTCCCTGGGGTGGGATGAGCCTTGACGAACACGTCCTTGAGCAGGCGAATGCTGCCGGGTAGCGATTCCGCCTCGGCCTGCTTCCGCTGCTCGAAGGGATCAAAGTCCGAAGGCTTGAAAGTCTTGGTTGAAGTCGAACTGGACTTGCCGCCCAGGGCCCGCGCGACGTTGGCGATCATGGCCAGCAGCGACGAGGTCCGGCCCCACGCTTCACGCTGGCGGGCTTCCGCCATCCAGACCAACTCGCGGAGGGTCAACGGACCAGGGTCAACCGCGGCGATCCCGGCGAGCTCGGCGATGAATCGGGCGGCGTCGAGCCGTCGTTTTCGAGATCGGCCATGGCTTGTTCCATCGCTCGATCGATCTGCGGGCTGTCCAGTCGGCGCTCCGCCAGGTCGATCACCCGGGCCTCCAAAGACCGCAGCTTGCGAAGCGCCTTGTCGAGCACGCGGCGCTTCGCCTGCGGGAAAAAATCCACCAGTTCCTCCAGCAGCGCCGTGGTGCCGGCGTCGATGGCGTCACCGGCCATCGACCTGCCGAAATCCTCGTCGCTGATGTTGCGGGTGTCCGCTTCCGGCTTGCACGCGGCGTACAGAATGTCGCAGAGCAGAATGGGATCGCTGCTCAACTTGCCCAGCAGCCCGCCCTCGCTCTGGTCGGAATCGCCATTCACCACGTCCAGCAGGTTCACGCCCGTGAGGCCCTTGACCCGCTTGATGGCGTTGACGTTGATGGCCACGGTCCAGGTGCGGCCCGCGTTGTCATGGAACGTCTTCATCAGGGCGTACCTCCTTCAATCCACGCCGGGGCGCGGGTCGAGTACGTGGGTTTGACCGTCACGCTCACCGTCACCGCCTCTTCCAGCGGCTCGGCGCGGCTAAAATTGGTCACTGAAAAGTCGGCGTCCAAACCTTCGCCGTCTTCACCGTCGAGGATGGCCAGAGCGATGGGCGTGTTGTTGAAGTACGCGTTCTTCAGAGCGGTGAAGCCGGCGTCATCCGTATCCCAGACCATCTCGAACTCGACGGTGCCGCTCTTGAGCGTGGCGACGATGGCACGCCAGCCCTGGTTGGCACGGGTGGTCACGTCCGCCTCACCCTTTTCCAGGTTGAGCGTCAGGTCCCTGACGTTGCCCATCACGGTGTCAGCGGTCTGGCCGGCCGGACCGTGGTAGAGCTTGCATTCCGAACCCAGCTTGATGCCCATGACAATTCACTCCTTTAGCGCACCGATCCGGCCCAGAACTTGGGCAATCGATCGAGGTTCTTTTCCAGTGCGGGTCCCATGAGCGGGCGCTTGGGGTACATCTGCTTCCGAAAGCGTCCGCCGAACTCGTGAGCCATGGCAGAGGGTCCGACCAACTCGTGCGTGGGACCGATGACGGCCTTCTGCTTCGACTTCTCCACTGCGTACACGATGGCCCGCTTGAGCTGACCCTGCCGCGTGTGCGGCGGCGTTCCTGGCGTCGAGGGTCCCTTGCTCTTGCGGATGCTGCGCTTGGACGTGAGCCGGATCGCGCCGCCAGCATGGCCCAGGTTCTTGAAGGTGCTGCGATCGACCGGGCGCTTCACGCGCTTAATGTCGATGCCCTCACGCGGCTTCAGCTTGACCTTCATCTCGACCATGGCCGTCCCTTGACTACGCGGGGATCGAGCCGCCCAGGTGCGCGGCCAACTGCGTGGCCAGGCGATCGATGGCGGCCTTCAGGCTCGCGGGTGCCGAAGTGGCCCAGGCGCTGCCCGAGGCCCCGTCGCTGGAGCCGTCCACGTACGGCTTCAGGGCCACGAGGCCCAAACCGTTGATCTCGATCGTGGTGTCGTCGACTGCGACGTTCCAGGTCGAGCCGTCGGCGGCCAGGCCTGCGCCGGCGACCACTTCAAACGCCGGCAGCGCGGCGATCTGGCCCTTGAGCTCATCGATCGCCGCCTGCACATCCGTGGCGGTCAGGCCGGAAGTCGTGTTGTCGAAGCTGACGCCGTCCGCTGCCAGGGCGCTGAGGTCGGCCGCCAGTTCATCGATGGCCGCCTGGGCGGTGACGGCGGTCAGTCCCGACGTGGTGTTGACGTAACCCACCTGGTCCGAGGGCACGACGCGGCCCAGCAGCGCAGCGCTGGCCACGGTGACCGGAACGGGCGACCCGTCGGCCTTGGTCACCACGCCCAGCAGCACGGTCGCACCCGCCGCGGCGTCAATGCCGCCGTTACCGCCCCCAGGGAGCTGGCCCGTGTTCACGTCGCGCAGGCTGATCACGCCCGTGCCACTGTGGGTGACGATGTGGCCGTTGCCGCGCGGGTTGGCGTAGACCGTGTTCAGGTGCAGACCCGCCGTACCGGCCAGGGTGACCAGGTTGGTGTCGGTGCCGCCGGCGACGGTGAGCTCACCACTCCACAGGGTGATGGACGCGCTGCCGGACAGGTTGATGGCCGCCGCCGAGCCGCCCCAGACGTTGGCACCGCGGAGGTTCATCCAGCCGCGTTCCATGCGGATGGCGTGGCCGGTTCCGGACGAGTGCACGACGAAGTTGGTGTGGCCCACGCCGTACAGGCCGAACGAACCGCCGCCCACCGCGTCCACGTAAAAGGCGTCGGTCGCCTTGCTGTTGGTGTGGAACTGCATGTCGCTGAGGTACATTCGGATCTGGCCGGTGAAGCTGGCGTGGCCCTGCACGTGCAGCACCTGGGCAGCGCCGCCGGTGACGCCGGCGAAGCACAGGCCTCGCATGGCGATGAAGTTGACAGACCCGTTGCCGGGTGCGTCGATCCGCAGCGGCGGCAGGATGAGGGTGTTGGACGCACTGACCGAGTCGCCCACGATGGCCAGGCGACGCGCGGCCGAAGCGTCGGTGGGCAGCGTCATGACCAACTGGCTGGTCTCGGTGACGTAGGCACGGGACGGCGCGAGCCGCAGCACGCCGTTGACTTCGCTGCTGACGGCGGTCAGCGCCATGAGGGCGTCGAGGCCGGCCTGGGCGGTCTTGTACGGCAGACTGATGGAACCGTCGGCGGTGTAGTCATCCGTGCGATCCGGATCAACGTGGATGGTGCGCGTGGCAGGAATACTGCCCCCACCCCCGGAGCCGCCCTCCGCAGGGATTTCCGTCAACAGGGCCAGCACACGACCCTCGGGGTCGGCCAGCCGATCACTTCCGGGGGTCCACTGGTCCTGCTCGTGCAGGACGACGCCGTCCAGAACTTCGCCGATGAGTGCCTTGCGGTCTGCCATGACTGTGTCTCCGTTCGTTACTCGGGAATCTGCGTCCCGAGGTGTTGCTTCAGTAGCCGGGCGATGCGGGCGATCGCCTCATCTGTCGTGGTCGGCATCGTGCCGGACCAGGTGTCTGCCTCGCCTGCGGCGAAGCCTCCGATGGCCTGCCGCTCAACTTCAGTGATGACCTGGCCGCTTCCGGCGGCAGTCAGCTGGTCGAGCACACCCTTGTTCGGGTGCGTGTGGTTGGTGCCACCGCCTGTCGATCCACCGCCGTAGTAGCCCATGGTTCACCACGTCCCGCCCGTGAGCGTGACCAGATCGTTGGCCGCGCCCTTGACCTCGATGTTCGCGAGGTTCACCCGTTGAAAATCGTGCCATTCGCCGGGCACCCACGGCACCTCATGCGCCGGTTCCGCCTTGGTGCGGAACAGCACCGTCGCGGCATTGGTCGGCGGCGTGCTGATCGTCACCGAGGCCACCAGCTTGCTCGGCGACAGTGGCTGCCACGCCGTGGTCACGACCACCTTTCGGAGGATCACGTTGTTCATGGCGTGTTTCCCGGGGCGGCGGCCCACTTGAACGTGAACGTGACGACACTGGTGAACGTGCGGAACTGCTCGAGGTGCTCAGCCGAGTAGATGGGCTTGTTCTCCGTCTTCGTCCACACCGCCGCCCCCGCCCCCGCCCCCGGAAGGCCGCTCAGTCGCCGGCGCGAGAAGAACTGCCCGATCCGCTCAACCAGGGTCATCAGTGCGTCCAGGCTCGCCTGATCTGCGTCGTTGACCTTTTGCTGCACGGCCACGTCGATCTGCACGTCGTGCTGGTTGCCGGCGCGATTGGCTGGTGTGATCACGATCCCGCGCGGTACAACGGTGACCTTCAAGTCTGCCAGATCCCGCAGGTCCACCACGGGGCGGTAGTGGCGCTCAGCCACGAAGCCGCCTGGGATCAGCGCGGCGGCGGCGACATTCAGCTCCGCCACCACGGCGTCAGCGATGTCAGTGATGACGCTCACGGGTTGCTCCGGCTGGGCAGGTTGTTGCGAATCCACCTGACATCGGCGGCGATCTCGGAGGTCTGCTTCTCGATGGCGCGGAGGCGGGCCTCGTGGTCATCGACCCGGGCCACGGTGGCGTCGACCTGCCGGACCAGGCTGGTGCGATCAGCCGAGGCGGCCCACACCGCGCCGACGATCGTCGCCGACCAGGTCAGCAGCAGACCCACCAAGGCCACGCTCCAGCGTTTGCGTTCGTCGTCGCTCATGGCCCTGGGATCTCCTTGGTGTGAATCCGCAGCGTCAATCGCTGGGGGTCGCTGAAGCGCCAGTCCGGCTCGCCGCTCCCAGGGCCCATCACTTCGTGCGTGACACCATTCAGCTCGACGATCTGGTCACCGCGTTGGGGCAGCGTCTGCTCGCCGTTGAGCACCAGGTCGGCGGCACGGATCAGGTAGTCACGACTGACGTACCGGGTCGTGACCCCAAATCCGTCGCTGGGCGCGTCGAGCCGGAAGATGGTGCGCCCGATCGTGGCCTGCACCTGCACGTTCTGGTCGCCGCGGCGGTACGTCACCGTCGTGGTGAGGTAGCGATGCCGCTGGTCCTCGAGCCAGGCAGAACCTTGTGCTAGCAGGTCGGCCACGATCGGGGCTCCGCGATGGTGGTGCGGCTACTGGGACAGACGGGCCCGGACGGTGGTGTCGGCATCCACCGCGGCACGCACCGTCTTGCCGATCAGCTTGCCCCCGGCGGCCGTGGTGTTGGCCTGCTTGACGTCGCTGTGCCAGTAGACGTTGACGCCGGCGGCGATGGCACTGCCGGCACCCGTGGCCTTGGGGAAGTCGAACACGCCGGTCACCGCCAGGGCACCCAGCGTGCCGGCGGCGATGTCCAGCTTCGCCACGCCCACCAGGTCGTTCTGCACCACCACGTCGCCGGCGGCGATGGTGCTGGAGGGAGTGAAGTCGATGCTGTCGCCGATATGAATGAATCGCGTCGCCATGGAGGAATGCTCCTTGTGAGTCTTGGAGGTGGAGAACGGATCGAGCTGAAAATGGGGGCTGGATTACGCCTCGCCCTTCATCTTCAGCGCGCCGCGGAAGTCCTGTTCGCGGACACCGACGTCAATAAATCCGCGGAATTGCACGCCGAGCGTGGAGAAATCTGCGTCGGTCTTTTCGACGGTGGGACGGTCCACGCCGTTGAGGAACGCGATCTCGATCGCCGGCAGCCGGTTGGGGTCGGTGAGCAGGTACCAGGCCTTGCTCGACGCGCCGGGGAAGCTGGTGTTGGAGAGGTAGGTCGAGCTGACCACCTCGTACTTGCCCACGTGCGGATTGCTGGCCGGCTTGGGCTTGTTGGCCGTGGTGGTCTCGTTGACCTGCGGGCTGGTCATCAGCAACTGGGCCGGCACCTTCAGCGCGGTGGGGACCAGCAGCAGCGTGGGCTGGATGCCCAGCGGCC